ACAATTTCCCAATGATTCTGAAACACTTTTACATTGGATACACAATCCGGGCAAACACGAAGAACAAATTGTTGCAGTTACAGAGTATGCTATTTCTAGAGGATTAGAATCTCGCCTTGCACATTTAAGATGGTCACCAAGTAGAGCAGGTAATTTAAATCAAAGATTAATTATTCCGTTTTATTATAAAGGTAAATTTGTTGGTTATACAGGAAGATCGATAAACAATAATATACAACCTAAATATATGAACCATATGCAACCTGGATATGTGTTTAACATTGATGAACAAAATAGAGACAGAAAAATTGTATTAGTTATGGAAGGCCCAATCGATGCATTAAAGATTGGCGGGGTTGGGATAAACAGTAATATGATTAATGATACCCAAGCGGATTTACTTGACTCTTTAGGAAAAGATGTTATAGTAGTACCAGACCAGGATAATGCAGGAAGTAAAATAATTGATACTGCAATTGAATATGGCTGGGGTGTAGCCTTTCCAGATTGGGATAAAGACGTTAAAGATGTAAGTGACGCAATTGATACATATGGTAAACTATATACACTATGGAGCATTATTAACACGGCACAGACTAGTAAAATTAAAATCGAACTTATGAGGAAGAAACTTGGCAACTGATTATACAATAGACTTGCAAAAGTTATTTTTAGAGATGATGCTCAATGATGCAGAGTCCTATGTTAGAGTACAAAATATTTTTAACAGTGAAAACTTTGATAAAAGTTTAAGAGAAGCGGCAAAATTTATCGAAACACACACTGCTGAATATAGTACTATGCCTACGGCTGATCAAATTAATGCGGCAACAGGTAGTAAACTTAAACCAGTGAAAGAAGCAACTGACGGACATTATGAATGGTTTATGTCTGAATTTGAAGCATTTACTAGACGACAAGAATTAGAACGTGCAATACTTAAAAGTGCAGATTTATTAGAAAAAGGCACATATGATCCTGTAGAAAAATTAATTAAAGATGCAGTACAAATTAGTTTAACAAAAGACTTAGGTATCGAATATTGGGAAGATCCTAGGGCAAGACTTATGGCATTGAAAGATAACAACGGACAAGTAAGTACAGGTTGGCCCGCATTAGACAGAAAATTGTTTGGTGGCTTTAACAGAGGCGAACTGAATATTTTTGCAGGCGGTAGTGGATCTGGTAAAAGTTTGTTTATGCAAAATCTGGCAGTAAATTGGACTATGGCAGGACTTAATGGAGTTTACTTAACACTTGAATTGAGTGAAGGATTGTGTGCTATGCGTTTAGATAGTATGGTTACAGATATTCCAAGTAAAGATATTTTTAAAGACATTGATACACTTGAAATGAAAGTTGGTATGACTGGTAAAAAAGCAGGTAGTTTGAGAATTAAATATATGCCTGCACAAAGTAATATCAACGATATTAGAGCATATATAAAAGAATTGCAAGTTAAAATAGGCAAGAGATTAGATTATATTTGTGTTGACTACTTAGACTTGTTAATGCCGGTTAGTGCCAAAGTTAGTCCTAATGATCAATTTATTAAAGACAAGTATGTTAGTGAAGAATTGCGTAATCTTGCGAAAGAGATGGATTTTATTATGGTAACTGCTTCGCAGTTAAACAGAGCGGCAGTTGAAGAAATTGAGTTTGATCACTCGCATATTGCAGGTGGTATTAGTAAAATTAATACTGCTGATAACGTTATTGGTATTTTTACAAGTAGAGCAATGCGTGAACGTGGCAGATATCAAATACAGTTTATGAAAACTAGAAGTAGTAGTGGCGTAGGTATGAAAGTAGACTTAGAGTTTGATGCTAATAGTTTGCGTATTAGAGATTTAGGCGAAGAAGCAGAAAGTGATTACAAGAAATCTGCAGATACTAGTTCTGATGTAATGAATAAAATTAAAGCAACATCTAATATAAACAGTACACCAGACGATCAACCTGAAAAGATAGTTCGTGCTGATGTACAGTCTAATAAATTAAATGATATGCTTAAGAATTTAAAAACTTAATTTTAGGGTGTACTTTGTTAGATATTTTAAAACTTTTATCCAATTTTGAATGGTAGTCACCAATACTGTGATCGTACACACCATCAAAAAATTGCAGTTTTTTCCAAGCAGATAGACGTCCTCTAAATCTGTCTTTTATACGTTGCCATGTACTTAATCCGTTACGAACGTTTCCGTAATGATTTAAATAATGCATTTTACCGTAGTGTCTAAAACCAAGTAAAGCAGGTGGTACTCTTGTTACAGTATCGTTATTATTAACCCAACGACAATGTTTAAATTTAAGGCTTGATATGAACTCTTTATTACCAACACGTGGAGAACCATATGTGTATAAACACATATTTTCAAACTTGTCTTGTAGTCTTGCGGCACAGATAGTTGCCATTGCGGCACCTAAACTATGACCAGTTATAGTACATTCTTTTCCTTCATGTTTGGCTACAAATTTTTCTATTTTGGGCCAAAGTTTTTCAATTTCATCGTAAAATCCGCTATGTACTCTTCCAGCAACATCACTCTTATTTTTCCATGCTTTAAGATCAGCAATTATATCACTAGGTTGGCTTGGTTCTGTACCTCTAAAAACAACTGTTATAAGGTCTTTATTGGCAAGCAAATATGCTTGAGCTCCATCGATATTCAAAAAATCAACGTTTTCGTACCCTATTTTTTTAAAAGATGCTTCTAAAATTGGAGTTAGATTCTTATATGCCAGTGCAGAGAGCATTGCATGGTGTGAATCGTAGTTCATATTATAATTTCCCTTCATTAGTTAACTTACTAATATGTATTTACCGATATCTTTTAAATAAATAACATATAATACGGAGAAAAACTTTAATGCAAAACAAACATCGTAGTCTGCTTGAAGAATTAGACAGCATAGCAATCCCCCGAGATCGTGTACATTTAATTGAGTCTAGAGCTCAACACATCATTGCGGGTGCAATTAATCTAGTTAACTTAATCAGAGAATGTTACGATGATGATATTGTTGAAGAAATGGAACGTAAACTACTATTAGCAATTAAAAGGCAGGATCCTGCTAAATTTAATAATGGATTAAAGAAGTTAAAAAAATGAGAATTGATGAATTAGACAATAAAGCAAACTTTGAAAAGAAAGTTTTAGATGCTAAAAAGAAATTAGAAGAATTAAAAGCACTTTCTAGAAAAGTAAAGCAGATGTACGAAAAAGCAATCCAGGACTATGAAAGAGTAGAAACGGAAAATGCTGAAAAATTCGACAGTGATCCTTACGAATCTTTTAAAGGATGGTTTCAGCATATGTTTAAAGCAGATGTTGAAAAAGCAGTTGCTATTCCAGGTTTAACTATATCTGATGCTAATATTAAAAAAATTGGAAAACTTATTATTGCATATGCAAGTCAAAACTATTTTTTAAAACCTAAAACACCTTTTGCAGGTGCTAACACTTTTACAAAGATTGTAAAATCAATTGATCCACAATTAGTATCTGTTGCAGATACTATCTTTGGTAGATATGTTAGAGGTGAAGAACAAAAAAATCCAACTCCGGTTCCAGACGATATGAAAGCAGTATTACAAAATTTAACTCCAGAGCAAAGAAAACAATTACAGGATTTAATTTCCAAAGCCGGAGACAAAGCATAATGAAACTAAACGAAGTAAAATTTGAATATAAGTCCAAACAATACCTAGCAGAAAGTTGGGACGTTTTAACAGAAGCACAACAAGTTTATGTTGGTTCTTGGGAAAAGAAAGTTTGGCCTTTAGTTGAAAATTATAGTAAACTATTTGAAGCAGAACTTACACCAGATCAAATTAATGGTTTGTTTAGTAAAGCAGAAACAGTTGCATCACAAAGTGGAACTAATCAAACTGTTTTAGGTAAAGCAGGAAAAATTAGTGGCAACATTGCAAGTAAACTAAAAGTAGAAATTGAAAAACTAGCCAAACAAGCACAAGATTCACAACCTATACAAAATATTGATAATGCATTTGATGGATTAAGAACACAAATTGCACAAACAATTGGAAAAGGACCGGGTGGACAAGCAGTTTTAGGTATAGTTGATAAATGGAAAAATTATGTAAAAGAAAATCCAGCCAAAGGTGCATTTGTAATTGCGGCAATGACATCATCATTAGCATTTGCAAGTGGTGGTATTGTTTCAGGTATGGCAATTGGTTTCTTTCTTAAATTAGCAAATAATATCTTAACAGGCGACAAATTAAGTAGTGCAGTTGCAAAAACTGGTAAGCAAATGGCAATTGGTGCTCTTGCTGGTGGACTTGGTAAAGTTGTTGCCGACGCGGCGGCAGATTTATTTCCGGCAGAAGTTACAGATATATTCACAAGTTCAGATGGAAGTACAATAGACTTGGGTCAAGTTGAAGCAATGAATATGACGGCAGAACAACTTACTCCAGACGCAGTACAAGAATTATTACAAACTAGAAATGCATTTTTAGGTTTAGCAAAAGATTTAGCCACAGATAGCCCAGAGGCAAGTGATGCCATTGGTGAACAAATAAAAGAAATTAACGATAAGATTTTTGAGTTATCACCAGAAGGTGCAACAGCCAATGAAGCGGCAAACAATTTAGCAACTGAATATGGCATTAAAGGTGATGGTGTTAATTTAGAAAAAACAACATCTACATCTACACAAGACGGTGATGGTCCTAATGATGTAACAGTTGAACCAGCAGGATCAATTGATGCAGATAAAATACAAGCGGCTGGCTTAGATTATATGACACAACCTGAGTTAAGTGACGAGTTTAAAGAGTTCTTAGCAGAAAAAGGAATTGACGCAGATCAAGTACAAGCACAAGCAGGATTTGATAGAGCAGTTGGTAATGAAACTTGGTTAGGTGTTAAAATTGGTGGGGAACAACAACTTCAAGCATTTGATGGCAAAATGCCAGAAGGCTTTAATACAAATGCCGTAGCACAACAAATTGATATTCCAGATGGACTCCAAGGTGGACAAACTTTCTCAAGTGAAGTATCAACTAGTTTTGATGGACTTGAAGGACAGGATTTAAAATTTACTGCTGATTATTCATTTGAAGGTGTAGACGCAGATGGCAATGATGTTTATACAATAAAGAGTGTGTTTATTTCGCCAGAATCTAAAATTTCAGACGGAATGCTTGAAAGTTTATCCGATTCTGACCAAGAGGAATTTTGGGAATTATACGGAAAATATACTGGTGAAAATATAGATACAAGTGAAGCCGGTGTTACACAATATATTGATGACTTAAACCAAAAACTTGCAAACGGTTTTGCTGGTGCAGTAGCCACAGTTGCGTTAGCAGGTGCAGTAGCCAATGCAGAGAACAAACAAACAAAAGAATCATATGTAAGAAACGTTGAAAATCATTTAATGGAAAAATACTTGCAAGAAGGTCCAGCCTTAGATGCTATTAAAAAAGCGGCAATGGCAACTGTAAAAGGTGTAGGTACTGTGGCAGATAAAGCCGTTGGAGGTGTTACTGCGGCAGGTATGAAAGCGGCCCAAACTGCTATTAAAACTGGTAAAGCAGTTGGACATGAATTAGGTAATAAAATTACTCTTAAAAAATTACAAAGTGCTTGGGCAAAAGCAGGTAAACCAACCAACATTGCAGGTGTAGTTCAAGTTATGCAAACAGCAGGCATGGATGATGAACAAATTGGTATACTTAACAAAGAAGTAAAAGATATAGATTTAACTACTAAAGATCAACCAAATAAAGAACCGGAATCAGGATCAGATGCAAGTGCACCAGAAGCCAGTACAAGTTATATTGATATAGAAAAACTTGCAAACATAATTAAATCACAAGACTTAGACGATGAAGTCCGAGCAATTTTAGCCAAAAGTGCAAAGGCGGCATAATGTTAATTACAGAAATATTTGAACCTAACAAGCATCATTGGAATATTCTTAATGAAGCAGAAGGTAAAAACACGCATTTAGAACACGTTGAAGATTTAATCTTTAATGAAGGATACAAAGGTGCCTTAAGAGCATTTGATTATTTAGATGCAGTTAAAGGATTATTAGAAGGTGGACAACCAGAAGGTAAAATTACTGTTAAGTGGGACGGTGCTCCTGCAATTATTTGTGGAATAGATCCAGAAGATAGTAAATTCTTTGTAGGCACTAAATCAGTGTTTAATGCAAATACACCTAAAGTTGCTAAATCAGTAGCACAGATTAAAGAATGGTATTCTGAACAACCTTCATTAGAAGCAAAATTATTAATGGCGTTTAAACTATTACCTAAATTAGGCATAGGAACAGTTGTACAAGGCGATTTCCTTTTTGGCCCAGGTGATGTTAAAACTGAAGACGTAGGTGATGACAACTGTTATACATTTACTCCTAACACTATTACATATGCAGTGCCAGTTGATAGTGCTATAGGTAAACGTGTCGGTAAAGCAAAAATTGGAATAGTATTTCATACAGAATACACAGGTGCTACACTATCAGAAATGACTGCAAGTTTTGGTTATAGTGTAAGAAGTTTACAAGAAACACCAGATGTATGGTTTGATGATGCTAATTATAAAGATGTTTCGGGGATTGCAACACTTACTCCAGGTGAAGAAAAAGGCATAGATGATACTATTGCAACAGGGCGTACTACACTTAAAAAAGTAGGTACTAAAATGGATGCAGTATTATCGGCAGAATTTGCAAAATTTATTAAACCATTTATTAATAACAATGTAAGAGCTGGTGAACAAGTTGGTGAACCTACAAAGTTTTTAGAAAACTTTATGAATTATTACACTGATAAAATGAATAAAGAAATTGAAAAATTAAAAGGTGGTGCAGAAAGTCCTGCGGCACAAAAACGTATAGATAAAATTGAACAACAAAAACAATTTTTAGCAGATAATAGTAATACGTTACTATTGACATTGGCAGTATATCGTCGTATAATAAGTGCTAAACTAATGTTAATTAAAAAATTAAGTAATGTAGATAAAATTGGAACATTTGTAAAAACAGAAAATGGATACAGAGTTACAAACCATGAAGGATTTGTAGCATTTGGTGTAGACGGTGGAGCCGTTAAACTAAACGATAGAATGGAATTTAATGCATTAAATTTCTCAGCAACTAAAACGTGGGCAAGTTAATGGAAAAATATACTGCAACTGAATGGGCGGCAATGGAAGGTGGGCATGAAGTTCCATCTAAAAAGTTATTCGAATTTATGAATGATGAACTAGCAGAAGCACGATTATTTAAAAATCCTAAACAGTTTATTACAACAAAAAAAGAAGATATTGCGGCTAACGTTTATGCACACTTATTAGGTGTACAAGCAATGCGTTATACTGATCCAGGTAAAGCCAGTACATATGCTAGAAACACTTTAAGATTTAATGGCTTTGACGGTGTAAGAACTGGTGGAACAGATTTACATAATTTGATTGCAGGTTTAGAACGTAAAGGTGGTTATAATATTCCTACGGCACAAATTAAAAGATATTTAAAAAATGTACAAAACGGTGTAGTAGATACACAATTAGATAGACGTACAATGATGGCAGTTGAACGTTCTCTGTCAATTAGAGATAGTAAATTAACATCTATGAGAAGAATTATTGGCGACTGGCCTCGTGCTTTGCCTAATGAACAAAAAGCAGGTGCAACACGTTTAGGCTTTATGTTAAATCATTATGCAAGAGGTAGTGATTTAGCACAACCGTACAATCAAAGTGTAAAAGGTATTGCGGCAAATAATGCTAAAAGCCCTTATAACTCTGCACTTACTTGGGCGGCAGTGGCGGCTGGTGCTTACATAGGATACAAAGCAATTCGAAATCCAAACATTAAAAACATCAATAAAAACTACAAAGTAAAACCTGCTTAAAACTATCTATACATTATATTATAGTATATAAGGTGTTTGCAAGATATAAATATATTGTATAAGGCAACTTATATTAATAGCAATTATTATGGCATTATAGGCAACAACATTAAGGCACGACCAGGCACACATTAGGCATCCGAAAATATCAATCCGTTAAAGTAACGTAAATGAGGAAGCAATGAGTACAACTCGAGAAATAGAAAAAGAAAGCCTAGAAGCCCATGTAGAATTATGTGCGGCGAGGTATTCACGTTTGGAAGAAAAACTAGACAATCTAGAGGGTCGAGTCATCGGCATTGAAACTGTACTTGGCGAAATACGAGATACAGTTATCAAAGATAGAGAAAAACGTCAATCCCAACTTATTATGTGGGGAATGACTATTATTGGCTCATTAATCAGTGCAGTAGCCATTTTATCTTACAATTTATTCATTTAATACAATTCACAAAAAATCAAAACCGATTAATCTATACTAAATAGTAGTGTTATGCTTATATTAGAACTTTTTAGCGACGAAAATACAGAATTAACAGAAACTAAAATGGCATGGGGCCGTTCTGGTAATAAAGTTGTGCGTAAGTACAGATGTTCAATTGGTCGTTTAAAAGGTAAAATTGTAAGTAGTCCAGGCGCTTGTTTTAAAGCACCGGATATTAAAAAACGTATTAAGTTAAAAATGACTAAGGCAAAAGTCGGTGCTAGAATGAAGTTGAAATCGAAACGTACCAAACGTATCAATCCAGCAAGTAAACGTGTTCAAGCATTAAACAAAGCAGGACGTAGAAAATAATGAAATTTTCAGAATTATTTGAACAACCTATGACAGGCAAAGTAACTAAAGTTGCCGGCGATAGTGTTGAAATAAGTGATCCAAAAAAACCTGGAATCACTACTAAAGTTGATTTGAAAACAATGGATGTTGATAACTCAAATCCAAATGCCCCTACGTTAAAACCTAAGACAGCAAAGAAACAAGGACAAGGGTCAAAAATTAGACCAGGACAAACAGTTAGTATTGCATCAGAGATGGTCAAAAAAAAAGACTGACTGACCTTGAAGAAGGCATAAACGATCCAGCAATTTTTAAAGCAATATTCCTAGCAGGCGGTCCTGGTAGTGGTAAAAGTTTTATGGTAAAGGCAACGGCTTTACAAAGTATGGGATTTAAGTTAATTAATAACGATGCCGCATTTGAAAAATATTTACAAGATGCAGGATTAGATCCTAAAGATCCTGACAATATATCAAGTCCACAAGGACAAGAAATTAGAGATAAAGCAAAGCGAATAACAAAAAGTCTTCTTGCTATGCATCTAGGACAAAAACTAGGTTTAGTTATAGATGGAACAGGCAAAGACTATGCAAAGATTTCTAAACAAGCACAAACTTTAAGACAACTAGGATATGAAGTTGGCATGGTTTTTGTGAACACAGATTTAGAAACTGCACTCGGTAGAAACAAAAGTAGAGAAAGAGTATTACCAGATCCTATGGTCACAACTATGTGGAAAGATGTACAAAACAATATTGGCAGATTTCACAATTTCTTTGGAAGAAATATGTTTGTTGTAGACAATTCAGAAGGATCAGACACTAAAGGTGTTATTTTAAATATGTATAAAAGAATGCAGGAGTTTGCAAAATCTCCTCATACTAGTCCAATAGCAAAACGTTGGATAAAACAAATGCAAGGAAAATAACAAGTGGCATATTTTGAATTTTCTAATGGCGCAAGGGTGTCATTAACAAAAGATGAAGAAGAATTTTTAAATGAATTTAAACAGTCAATAAAACTGACCGATTTAAATGAAAGCCGATTAAAGTTGGCATTTATGTTAGTTAATAAAAGTGTACTCAATAGGAAAAAGAAAAATGGTGATCTCTACTATGTCAAAGAAAATAAAAAATAACGTATCTGTTACAAAAATTAAGAATTTTTTAGAAGAAAAATCTAATGATTTACCCGTTGTATCAATAAATGGTGCCCATGTTAAAGTGGGTAAATACTATTGCTTAGAACGTAATGGTGTATGGGAAGTATACGATAATGGTAGACTAATTAACTCGTTTACCTTACGAAAAAGTGCCCTTGCTTGGGCTGTAGCGTCATTACAAGGGCAAACAAGTGATGCACAACAAGTTGAAGCATATGATATGAAGTTTAATCGCTATTCTAATGATTCTTACCTATTTCATGAAAGATATAAGACTGCAACCGACGATTTTCGCAAAGAATTAATGTATATTAGGTGGGAAGAGAGCGAATATCATAAAAATAGCATTAGAGACCGATTAGATGAATCAATTAAAAAGATTCAAATCAACTAAATAGTAATAACGTAGATTAGGGAACTCACATGGAATTAAATGATTTAAATAAAGTAACGAGAAGCAATAAGTTAAACAACTTATTAAATACTCGTTTTGGTTTCGATTTTGATTTATCGAAAATGAATGAAACTATTGCTAACCAAATGCTTGGTACTGCAAACAGAGAAATGTCTGAAATTGCAGAAAGCAGTGGAGATTATCAAGTAAATAAAAAATACTTAATGTCTAAACTAGTTAAAGAAACAATTGAAGCATGGCAAGTAGAAAATAATTTAAATGTTAGCGAAGCACCAAAAGACGACAACACAGAATTATCAAAAGGCGAGTTAGAGCCAGGCGACGGTAAAATTGAACCACAACAAAATTCACCACAAGCACAAAGTAGACGTGCAAACGCATTACGTTTGCTTGTAGGTCCACAAAATTACATGAAAGCCAAACGTGCTTTAGATATGTACAAAAAAGGTCAAACAGTTCCCCCAACATTAATGCAAGGTCTTATGCCAATTATTGATATGATTGATGAAATTATGTCTAGTAATTTAGCAAACGTTAGATTTTTACAAATGGTTGACAAACGTGCAAGAAAGCAATTAGGTATTAAAGAGAGTGTTCTTAAAGAAGGCGAAATGGAAAGTGCTGAATTAGTATTAGCATCAAAAGACATGGTTGACAGAATTCAAAGTATGTTAGAAGATGTTAGTGAAATGCAGGCAGAAGATTTACTTCCATTAACAGATCAAATTCGTGACGAAATGGGCAACGAAAAAGCAGAAGCATTTATGAATGCGGCTAAAGGTTCATTAGAAAGTCTATTAGATGCTATTACAACTGCAAGAGCAGATATGGATAATGCATCACGTATTTTAACTGGAACTGCTACTGACTCTGGAACAGATTTAACTGCTGAAGAACCAGAAGTAGAAGCAGAAGCAGAACCAACTGAAGAAGCACCTGAAGAAGAAGCAACTGATGATGTAGAAGTTGATTTAGATGCTGGTCCAGAAGGACAAGAAGGTGTTGACGATTTAGATAGACAAGAACGTCCGTAATGAAAGCAAGTGATTTTATCACAGAGAGTACTCCCTCAGGAATTGACAAACTAATGAGTTTGTTACTATTCCTTAGAAACCGTGCTGAACAAAAAGGTGCAAAAAATCAAATATCTATGAGTGCATTATCAACCATGGCAACTGGTGTTGGTATTCCGTTATCATACGATAGTTTTTCGGCAATTCATCAACAGAGTCCTGCAATACAAAATTTAGTTACAGACTTTAATAAAGATACAGTTATTTTTAAAAATACTGATGGTAAAGATGACCAAAGTATTGCAACACCTGATGATGTGGACACAGAGCCAACAACACAAGTTGATAAAATGGCTAAACGTGCTCTAAAGAAACGTACATAATTTACTTGACTTCTAGGTCAATAATACTGTATAATTGTAACATACTTAATCAAAAAGAGAATTACCATGATAACCGAACGTTACGACTATACTCCCATCAAACGTAAACAAGTAGACGGCAAAAGATTATACACAACACCAACAGGTGAAGCAGTCCCCAGTGTTACAACAATCTTAGATAAAACTAAATCAGAAGAAAAGAAACAAGCACTTCGTAATTGGAAGAAACGAGTCGGTGAGGCTAAAGCACAAGAAATTGTAACTGAAGCCGCTGGACGTGGAACTCGTATGCACAAATGGTTGGAAGATTATTGTATTGCAGATAAAATTAATGAACCAGGTAGTAATCCTTTTAGTCAGCAAAGTCATAAAATGGCAGGAATTGTTATTGAAAAAGGTATGTCTAAAGTAAGTGAAATTTGGGGAACAGAAGTTCCTTTATACTTTCCAAAAATTTATGCAGGTACTACAGACTGTGTTGGAATGTACGACGGTGCACCCGCAATTATAGATTTTAAACAAACTAATAAACCTAAAAAAACAGAATGGATAGGTGATTACTTTTTACAGTTGGCGGCATATGCTGAAGCACATAACGAAATTCACGGTACTAATATACAAAAAGGTGCAATTTTAATGTGTAGTAAAGACTACGAGTATCAATCTTGGGTACTAGAAGGTGAAGAATATAAAAATACTGTTAAAATGTGGTGGAATAGGGTTGAGGAGTTTTATACAAAACACAACTAGAGCATAAATACGTTATAGGAGACTACAAATGGCAGTAATTCAAATTTCAAAAATTCAACACCGTAGAGGCTTAAATGCTGACTTGCCACAATTATCAAGTGCAGAGTTAGGTTGGGTGATTGATGAACGTAAATTATACGTTGGTAACGGAACAACATCAGAAGGTGCACCGGCAATTGGTAATACAGAAATATTAACACAATATAGTGATATTTTAGGTAGTATTAACAGTTATACATATAAAGGTGCAGAAGTTGGTTACACGGCACAAACAACATCAAGTGGTGCTAGTGTTCAACGTTCTTTACAAAGTAAATTAGATGATGTCATTAATGCCAAAGATTTTGGAATTGAAGGTGACGGAGTAACTGATCAAGCCGCTAAAATTAACTTTATGTTAAATCAGGTTTATTCACGTGAACACACTAACCCAGAATCATTAAAAACAGTTTATTTTCCAGCAGGTACATATATTGTAACTGACTCGATTAAGTTTCCTAGAAATTCAGATATTATTGGCGATGGCGCAGGATCAACTATCTTCAAAAGAACAACAAGTGCAGGTTTAGTTGGTGAAACATCTGATAGTAAACAACAAACAGGTGCAAACGTTGGTATAGGTGGAGCATTAAAACCTAAAAACATAACTATTTCAAATGTTCAATTTTATAATTCAGAAAATGATCATAACTTTTTAGTTGACCAAGCAAACCTAGTAACATTTACAAACGTTAGATTTAAAGGTAGACACGTTACAAATCCAGTTTCTCTTGGAAGTAGAAAAGCAGGAGTTGTATTAACACAAACAACAGCAACGGATACAAAAAATGTTAAATTTGAAAACTGTGATTTTGCAAAACTTGATCTTGCATTTGATTGTGACCATGATGCTAAAAACATAATTTTTAATAATTGTTATATACACGATAATTTTGCAGGAATTTTAGTTGGTGAAAACATTACCGGTTCATCACCAAGTGTAACAGGCCCACGTGGAGTTAAAGTTTCAAATTGTTTATTTGAAATTATTTACAAAGAAGCAATTAAAACAACAACCGTGCAAGAATTTTCAAGTTCATTTAATACATTTGTAACTTGTGGAGTTTCTGGTATTGCATCAGGTGGAACACCGACTGTTCCAGTTATTAATTTTGATAATGACAACAATATTAGTTTTGGCGATGCATTCGACAGAACAACATCACAACAAGCAACATTTCCTAATATAGAAAACAATGGTAAATCTGTATTTGGGTTAATTGCTGGTGATAAATTAAGTTATGGTTTACATACTTCAGAAGCAGGTAAAAGTACAACCTTAACTGACAACATTAGTGTAGCAACAAATAC